ACTAACAGAAGAATTGTTCTGTGAGAAATGTAAACCTAAAAAAAAGAATAAATAAAACACAAACAAATCAAAAATTAATTAGCATATTTGCAACCCTTAAATTAAATAAATAAAGTTATGTCACACTGGAGAAAGTTATTCCAAGACGAGAAGTATCTCGGTGCTTGGGATTTAGAAGTGAACGGACAGTACGGTTCTGTTCAAGTAACAATCGAGAAAATCTTTACAGGAGAGTTTGTCTCTCAGATGGGTAAAGAAAACAAAGTATTCATCAAGCTTAAAGAATATCAAAAGCCGATGGTCCTAAATAAGACCAACGCTGGTAGATTACAGAAGTTATTCAATTCGTTCGACCCGAATGAATTTATAGACAAGCCAGTGGTACTTGGAGTAGAGAAAACAAAGTCGCCTGACGGTATGGTTGACGCACTGAGATTCAGTACAAGACCATTACCACCTCAGCAAGCGACAGCAACTGCTAAGAAACCCGTGTCAGACGCTGACATTCCGAAAGTCATCAAGTCTATTCAGTCGGGAGCAACAACGCTTGAGGCATTACAACAGACGAGAGAAATAACGGCAGAGCAATTAGTATTAATTAATGAAGGTATATCAAATGTTGAAGGTTAGAGCATCATCATCAGCACCATTGTTCTCAGGTGAGGACGGGCTGACAGACAAACAAGCAGAAACGCTAGAAGGATTATTGTCTAAAATTAAGTTAACAGAACTGCAAGCAAAGACTCGAGATGAGTTGATTGTGAAAAGAGATGCAGAGCCTACGCTGTCGGCAGGCGGTAAGACGTTAGTTGAGGATTTCGTTGTGCAAGAACTGTATGACTTCAAACCGACCTTTGGTTCGAGAGAGATGGACAAAGGTAATATGGTTGAAGATGACGCTATATCGTTCTACAATGATTTCTTTTTAACGAGCTATCAAAAGTACGATGATACTGAAGCGTTGACTTACGGTATTTATATAGGACACCCAGATATCGTCTCTAATGGCGAAAGAAAGGTAATTGATATAAAGAGTCCTTGGTCTAAGAAAACGTTCCCTAAGACGATAGATGACGCTAAGAACTCAGTTTACGAGTGGCAGGTCAAACAATATCTTTATATGCTCGGTAAGATGACAGGTGAGGATTGGCGAACGGGCGAGATAGCATACGTTTTAGTCAGCACTCCTGAGAGTCTCTTGAACGAGTGGGACGATGACTCGATGCACTATGTAGACAATCTACCTGAGAACTTCAGGATAACTATTGTGCCAGTCGAGTTGACTGACAAAGATATCGCTAAGTTCGAGTCGAGAGAGAAAGTAGCAGTTAAGTACTACGAGGAATACAAGCAAGTAATTTTAAATAAAAATAAATAAAATGGAAAAGGAATTATTGAAAGAATTTATTGAATGGGCTGGCAATTGTGGCAAAGATGTATTTTTCATTTATGAAAAAACAGAACAAGCAATTGAAGAATTTTTAAAATTCAAACAACCAGAAGTTCAACAAAAAATAATAATTGAACAAATGCAGTTATTTGAACAATTAGAAGTAATGCTTGAGGATGGTCAAAGCATCAGTCCAGATTCATTGATTAGAAGTCAAATTCAAAGAACAATAGGTAAAATCAAAAACAAATAAATATGAGTGAGTTCAAATTAACAGGTGCATTGAAAGTAATCAATGCAACCAATCAGGTATCTGATAAATTTTCAAAAAGAGAGTTCGTTATTACGGACGGTAGTTCGATGTACCCACAAGACATCATGTTCCAACTGACACAAGACAAGTGCAATCTGTTGGACGGCATGACAGTCGGTCAGTCGGTTGAGGTAGCGTTCAATCTCAAGGGGAGACTATGGACTAGTCCTCAAGGTGAAGATAAGTATTTCAATTCACTAGAGGCATGGAGAATTACACCACAGTCGGCAGCAACGCCTACACCAATCGTGGTTGCTCAAGCTACAACACAAGTAGCTGAAGATGACAATTTGCCATTTTAGCATGAAATGAAAATTACCCGTGAGAAGACGCATCTCACGGGTTTACCTTTGATAATAAATTATGAGAAATATAACAATATTTAAAGATATTCATTCAACAGACGCTCCATACCATGTGAGCATTGAGTCTTTGTTTGAACGCATAAAGAATGGTCAATCAAAGGACACGGTAGAATTAATACGCTCGACAAAAGAAAAGAAAGACAGGAACGAACTAAAGAAAAAGTTACCGAGCATTTGTTTCTCAGGAACATTTAAAGGTAGGAATGACGCTGACTTATTAAATCACTCAGGATTTATTTGTCTTGACTTTGATGGGTTTAATAGTGAAGATGAGATTGCATCATTCAGAGATGGTATTGAGAATGATGTTTATACATACGCTTGTTTCCTATCACCCTCTGGTGACGGTCTGAAAGTTTTAGTTATGATTCCACAAGAATCTGAGAATCATAAATCATACTTCAAGGCACTACAGAAATATTATAATTCTCCAAACTTTGATAAGTCCTGCTCGAATATCAGTCGTGTGTGTTACGAATCCTATGACCCTAATATTTTTGTTAACGACTTCCCGTGTCTATGGACTGAGAAATTTATTGAGCCAAAAGTTTCTAAGAAAGAAAAAGTTGTGCTACGAATCGACAGCGATGACGAGATAATAAAAAAGCTTCTCGCTTGGTGGAACAAAAAGTTCGGAATGATTGACGGACAGAAGAACACTAATCTGTTTATTCTAGCGTCTGCTTTCAACGATTTTGGTATCGACCAAGCAACAGCACTATCGACTATACTTCAGTTCGATGAGGGCGGTAAAACTGAAGAGATAACGAACATTCATCGGTCCGCTTATAAGTCTGTGTCTACATTCGGTACTAAATCATTTGAAGACTTAGACCAAATAGATGAAATTGTCAAGATGTATTCATTGAATATGTCAGTCGAGAAAATATCTAAGGTTACTAAAAAGCCTGTGCATATTATCGAGGAGGTTGTCGAGAAGTTTAAACCTGGTGTCTTTTGGACGGTATCTAACAAAGGCGTTGTAACTATTATCAATCATAAATACCGAGATTTCTTGGTAGATAATGGCTTTCATAAATTCTACCCGTCAGGCTCACAGAACTTTGTATTTATCAGAATCATTAACAACCGTATTTACAATATCACTGAGGACATCATCAAAGACTTTGTGCTTGAGTTCTTGGAGTCACTAGAAGATATGGCAGTGTATGATTTTTATGCTGAGAAAACTAAATTAGCAAAGGAAGATTTCTTGTCATTCCTGCCATCTATTACGCCTAAATTTATGAAGGACAGTAAAGATTGTAGCTATATTTATTACAGAAACTGTGTTGTAAAAGTAACTAAGCTAGGTATCGAGCAAATACCTTATACCGATTTATCAGGTGTTATTTGGGACAAACAAATTGTTGAGCGTGACTATATCGAGTCAGACTTTAGTGATTGTGAGTTTAAGAAATTCGTAAGCAATATATCTGGTGGCGATGACAAACGTCAACAAGCGATGGAGTCAACGATTGGTTTCTTGCTTCATTCACACAAACCATCGGATTTTTGTCCTGCCGTTATACTTAACGATGAGATGATTTCAGACAATCCTGAGGGTGGTACTGGTAAGGGTATTTGGGTACGTGGTGTTGATGAGATGAAACGAATGATAAAGATTGATGGTAAAGGGTTTTCATTTCAAAAGTCATTCCCTTATCAACGTGTGTCAGCTGATACGCAAGTCCTGGTGTTCGATGATGTTCCTAAGAACTTTGAGTTCGAGCGTTTATTCTCCGTTATTACAGAAGGACTGACGTTAGAGAAAAAGAACAAAGATGAGATATACATACCGTTCGATGATTCGCCAAAGATTGTCATCACGACAAACTATGCTATCAAGGGTGCTGGTAACTCACACGAGAGACGTAAATGGGAGCTAGAGTTCGCTCAGCACTACAACAAAGATTTTACGCCACTTGAGGAGTTTGGTCATCATTTATTTAGTTCTTGGTCAGATGAGGAGTGGGCTAGATTTGACAACTATATGTTGAGCAATCTATCTAAGTATCTACTTGACGGACTGATTGAATCAGCGTTCAAAAATCTTGAGTTGAGAAAACTTGAGGCATCGACTAGCTTTGAGTTCAGAGAATGGGTGACAAGTACGAGCGACCTTCGTAGGTACGTGCTGAGAGCAGACCATGAATATCTAGGTCAAGAATTGTTGAACGACTTTGCACATGAATACCCTGATTACGGAATGTCAGGTAAGATTAAGCTATCTCACAAAACTTTTTATAAATGGATTAATTTGTATGCCAACTATCAGTTTGGTATGCCCGCTAAGATGTTTAGAGGTGCGAATGGCACAATGGTTAGATTTGTTAAAAAAGAAATGCAGAAAAAAATAAACTTGTAAGATGTACGATAGATATAGAAAATTAAAAACAAAAATGTCGGTAGAGGATTTTTTAAACCAAGAGATTGGACTTATTAAAGGAGCACCGTACTTTATTGATAAAACACTAGAGGTGTTAGATACGATTAAAATGCCTGACGATAGAATTATCTGGTGGGTGGGTATGTTTTGCAACTACCATAACCATGACGACTTTACTTATGGTAATTTGCAAAAGACGAGAGCACATTTCAAGAATCTTGCAAGACGATTTTTAGACGAGAATGACACTCAGTCGTTCTTAAATTGGGAGAGAAATTGGTCCATCATAACTATCATCTGTAAGAAGTTCGAGCTGGATTACAGCGAGTTGTTAGATAATAATTTTATTGAGATATGATTTAAATCAAGTATTATGGGATATAGAGGAAAATTATTAGTAGAGCATACGGGTATTGAATTACCAAACTATTTCGTTGATAAATACAAAGAGGATTATCATTTAGGTGAGTATAACGGAAAGTATTTTTTGAATATTTCTTCTAAAAGGGAGAAAAAAAGTCATTTTGATATAATTTCAGATTTAGAAGATATGCTAAAAGGAATTAAATCTAATGTCTGGGCGGTTATTCTTTGGGAAGATGGGGTTATTAACAGGCATAATTTATCAACTGGTAATAGTGAACTATTAAAAAACTAGAATTATGAGTCAAAAAGATATAAAAATAACATTTGAACAATGGGACTATCATTGTAGCGATGGGTGTTGTAGTGATTACGGTGTCAAACTATATGTAAATGATGTAGAGCTAGAGCATCCTGATGAAGAACAATCTGACAATGGCTATCTAGGAGATGACCCTAAGACTGGTATTCATGCTGTATTAAAGCATTTAGGCTATAACGTTATAATTGAAGATGTATGAAACCAGGAGAAAAAGCGAGGGAATTAGTAGATAAATATTACAATTATTTGCCACAATGGGTAAATACTAACGATGCAAAACAATGCGCTTTAATTGCGGTTAAAGAACTAATATCTCACTCAAGAAATACAGCAATGGTTTATGATTTATCATTTGATGAGTCAGAGAACTATTGGAATAAAGTTAAAAAAGAAATCGAAAAATTATGACGGACGAGCAAACAGAATTGCCTTACTCTTGGATGTACGGAAGTACTGACGAGGCGGATGATTGGGCAAAAGACGCTTTTTTTAAACGTCTAGCTGAAGTATTAGTGGAACAGATTAATAAAAAAAATAAAGATTTAAGTTATGACAAAACAACTCAGACCCTATCAGTCGAACGGAGCGAATGACGCCTGTACGATACTTGAGGAGTTCGGGCTAGTGTACTTAATGTGGGGAGTCAGGACGGGCAAGACAGCGACCTCGTTAGAGGTATGCCGATTGTTCGGTGCAAAGAACGTTCTGTTTCTCACAAAGAAGAAAGCTATATCGAGCATTCAAGCGGACTATGATGAGTTCGGATTTCACAATCACTTCTCTATAACCATCACAAACAATGAGTCAATGCACAAAGTTGTTGGGGATTTTGATTTGATTGTACACGATGAAGCTCACCGTTTCGGACAACTTGCCAAGCCTGGCGGAGCAGTAAAGATTTTCAAGGAAATGTTTTACGACAAACCTCAAATATATCTTAGCGGTACACCTTCTCCTGAGTCATTCAGTCAGTTGTATCATCAGTTTTGGGTCAGCAGATACTCACCATGGAAAGAGTACAGAAACTTTTATGCTTGGGCGAAAGATTACATCAACGTTAGGCAGAAAAAAATAAATTCCTTCATGGTGAACGACTACTCGGACGGCATAGAAGAAAAGATAATGGGCGACATAAAGCACCTTTGTCTCACTCGGACGCAAGAGCAGTCAGGCTTTCAGTCTGTCATAACGGAGAAAGTACTTCACGTAAAGATGAAGGACGTTACATACAAGCTCTGTAAAGAACTTTTGGACAAAAGAGTCATCGAAGGTAAGGAAGAGATAATACTCGCTGATACGGCTGCTAAATTGATGCAGAAAATTCATCAGTTGTACTCAGGGACAATCAAATTTGAGTCAGGAAATACCAAAGTACTTGACACAAGCAAGGCTGAATTTATAAAAGAACGCTTTGCAGGAAAAAAAATTGGTATTTTTTACATTTTTAAAGCTGAACTTGACGTATTAATGTCTATATTTGGCAAAGAATTGTTAACAACTGATATTGATGAGTTCAATTCGACCGACAAGAATATCGCTTTACAGGTCGTCTCAGGGCGTGAAGGGATTAGCTTGAAGCAGGCAGACTATTTAGTATTTTATAACATACATCACTCAGCAACGTCATTTTGGCAAGCCAGGGACCGAATGACGACTTTAGATAGACCGAGCAATGAAGTGTTTTGGATATTCTCCGAGGGAGGTATTGAGGACAGTATTTATAAGACAGTGAAGCAAAAGAAAAAGTTTACAGTTAATATTTTTAATAAAATCTATAATAAAACAATATGAAAAAAGAAGAAATTTACGTTGTAATTGACAGCGAAGAAAAAAAGTTGCGAGCTATTTCTATCTTGGAAAATGCTGGAGAAAAAATATCTAAGTTTACTGAATCTATGTATTTTACAGAAACATTTAAAAATTTAAGGTTAGGTCAAGATGGTGAGTGGTATGTTTTTGGTAGTATATTTGAAGCTAAAGAAATTACCTTAGACCAGTTAGAGCAACTTTTAAATCCAAAACAAGAAGTAAAAATGGAACTAGATGCTCTTAAATTAATTGCTGAAAGTTACGGTTTTGAGTTAGTAGAAAAGAAACGAGAAATTAAAGTAGGGGATTTCGGGAAGTTTTCAAGTGAAATAAAAATATATTCAACTTTTGGATTTTTAAGAGAAATAGATGAATATGGAGGTTTTGTAGAAGAAGTAAAAGGTATTTGCAATACTTGGGCAAAATTTCGACACTTAACGGAAGCCGAAAAAGCACAAATAACTAAAAATTGGTAATATTATGGCAACAATAACAATAACATTTGACTCTTTTGAAGAGGGCGATGACGCTAGGACAGCACTAGATGGGTACAAGTACAAAATGGCAATGTGGGATTTGGACCAAAAACTAAGAAGCATTACTAAGTATGGTGCTAGTGTTCTCACACATGACAACCAAGCTTCTGGAATAGAACAAGATGTAGCTGAAAAGCTAAGAGAAGAAATCCGTGACATTTTAAACGGATATAATATTAACCTTGAAGATTAAGTTATGGCAAACATTGTAAAGAAAACAGTAGTCGGTAAACTAGAAGGTATATCGGACGAACAAAAGCACGACCTATCCAAAATACTAATTGCCACTGTTCAGATGCAGTCGGCAATTCATACGCTCGATGAGATTACAGGCCTGAATAACAAGCTTAGGTTCAATAAAAAGAAAGAATGGAACAACTTTATATCTATCGTTCATTCGTTCTGTGGCAAGCAGGAAATTGATTTATATAAAATGACTGCCATCTTTGAGACGATTGACCAGAACGTCAGCTTTTTTGACTGCGTAAATAGATTTGATGAATTAGCGAACGAAATAACTATTGAAGTATAATATCATGGCAGACATAAGTAAATGTTTGGGGAAAGACTGTAAGTTAAAATACCATTGCTACCGATATACCGCTCCTAATGGCTATTGGCAGGCATACGGTGATTTCAAACCAACGACCAGTCGGCAGTGCGACAGTCAGATAAAACAAAAGTGCCCTCATTGCGGAATTATGAACAACCATCGGGCAAGTTGTGTAACTAATAGGATATGAGAATAAAAGACATGAAGGACGAGCAATTTGTAGGCAACTCGTTATACGGCAAAGGCAAAGTAGTCGGACGAACAGACGATAGTATTGACGTTCTATTTAAAGATAACGAAATCGTTACTTTTAAAAGTCGGGGGAATGGTAGAACTCAATCTACTTTTGATTTTATTATGAGTAAATTGTTAAAGGATAAAAAATAAAGTTATTGAGTCACAATTTAAATAAAGTAAATATGAATAAGTTAAACAAAACATTTAAAATTAACCCATTATATGAGAGTGATGGTTATAAAGTAGGTCACAGAGCAATGCTTGCTGAAGGAACAACAAGGTTATATGGAACTTGGATTCCTCGTAATTTAAAATATATGCCTGGAGGTATAAATAAAATTATGTCCGTAGGACAACAATTAGTTGTTAGAGAAATTCACAGCACTTTTTCAGAGAACTTTTTTGGACTCACTAAAGAGAACGCAATGATTTTTGTTGCTGATATGTCTAAATATCTTGGAATGGAATATGATGGAAAACACTTTGAAGATTTATATGACTTAGGTTTCTTGCCTATTAGAATTAAATCTTTACCTGAAGGACTACTAACTCCTCCAAATATTCCTCACATGACATTTGTAAATACTGTTAATGGATATGCTTGGCTAACATTATTCTTAGAAACTTACATTAGTAAATTAGCTTGGCAAATGCCTACCACTGCAACTATTGGGCATAAGTTTAGACAGAACGCTAATGAATGGGTAGAAAAAACTGATAAAGAAAATATGTGGTTAACTGATTTTATGTGTCACGATTTTCATGCAAGAGGTGGAAATCCGTTTACAAGTATTGCTGTTGGTTTAGCTCATTCAGTTTCAAATAAAGGAGGAGACACTTTAAATACAATTCCTGCATCTCGTTATTATTATGATGAAACAGAAATGCCAATTTTTAGTGTTAATGCTTCGGAACATAGCGTGAGCACTACTAAAATATTCACAGTAGGTGAACAACAAATGATTGCTGATTGGTTGACGCAATTTCCAAAAGGTATTTTATCTATTGTAGCTGATACATTTGATTTGTGGAAACTTATTACTGAGTATTTACCTGCCAACAAAGATGCTATTATGGCTCGTGACGGTAAGCTAGTTATTCGTCCTGACAGCGGAGACCCTATTGATATTATTTGCGGAGATAGAAAAGAAGTATATCAAAATATTGCTAAAAATATAGCGAGACCTGCTTATAAAGGTGTAGTAGAATTATTATGGGACATCTTTGGCGGAACAGTTAATGAACAAGGTTATAAAGTTTTAGACCCTCATATTGGAGCAATCTACGGTGATAGCATTAATCTTGAAAGGCAAGTTGAAATATATAAAAGACTTGAAGCAAAAGGATTTGCATCTACTAACATTGTTTTAGGAGTTGGTTCTTACACTTATGTTATGTTAACTAGAGACAGTGCAGGATATGCAGCTAAAGGGGCTTGGTTTGAAGCTGATGGTAAATCTTATGATATTTATAAAGACCCAATCACAGATGACGGAACTAAGAAATCTTTAAGAGGTTTATTAAAAGTAACAGAGGATTTTGAGGTTATTCAACAATGTACTTGGGAGCAAGAGTCAGAAGGATTATTGCAAACTATTTACCAAGACGGAGTATTTCAAAATCAAACAACATTGACAGAAATTAGAAATAGAATTAATGGATAAGTATTTACAAGAAGATTCAGCCTATGAGAGATTATGGGCTGAATACCATAAGTATGGAAGTTTAATAGTAGCCGTTGACTTTGATGACACTCTATTCGACTTCCATGGAACAGGAGAATCTTACGAACTAATTAAACAACTAATTAGAGATTTACATTCGGTAGGTTGTAAAATAATCATTTGGTCAGGAAATGAAAACATTAATTTTATCGACAAGTACTTAAAAGATAATTGCATTCCTTGGGACTTGATAAATGAAAATATAGTTGTGAATGGAGAGTGGGTTTCAGGTAAAGACTCTAGGAAAGTTTACGCAAATGTTTATATTGATGACAGAGGAGGTTTGAAACAGGTATATAATGATTTAACAAAACTTTTAAAAGAAATATGGGAATAGAAATTAAAAATTATCCTGATGGAAGTTCTTACGCTAAAGTGACACCATTGTATGAATTTACTTTCAGGATTAATAGTTACGAAGATTTATGGCATTTAAACCAAGTCATTGATGCTCAAAATAATTTAGGTGTAAAACCAATAGTTCATATTCCAAACTTAATTGATGCACAAGCAGATAAAAGATTTAATAAAGGAGAAAGCAGCGGATTAAAATTAGTATGTGATTTCTTGAACAATATGGATGCACATTTTAAAATTTTCCATCCTCATAATCCTGAAGTTGTAGAAGCACTACTAGATAATGTGGAAATTATTGACAACTCAATATTTATTAAAGGTGTACTATTAAATATTGAACAAGAAAATCTTATTTTAATGTCATCAGATGCAGGTGGATTTAAACCACTGATTAAACTTTGTGACAAAATTAAATGGGATGGTGAAACATCTTCAGCAAGCAAGTCAAGAAGTTATGATAACGATAAATCTAGTTTACTACAAAGAGTAGATAGAGAAGATTTTCAAGGTAAAGATATACTAATTATTGATGATATCTGTGTGTATGGCGGGACTTTTAAAGGACTTGCAAAAATACTTAGAGAAAGAAACTGTGGGAAACTATATTTAGCTGTTAGTCACATGACAGTTCAAGAATTAGGTCAAGACCCCGTGACAGATTACTTTGATAAAGTGTTTACTACAAACAGTAAATTTGATAAATATTATGGTAGAGATGATTTTGAATCTAAAAATTTAAATGTCATTAATTTTAAAAATTAACAACAAGACCATGTTCCTTACATCAGGAACATGGTCAAAATTTATTGAAATGAAACAAATAACACGAGATGCGAACGTTCAGGAGTTAATCAAAACGTTCGAGCTTGAGCAGCCGAAACTTCACAAGATAGAAACGAACGACTACTATTTTGACGAACTGACAAACTGTATAATTATCAAAAGTATGAGCGTGCTTGATGACGATTATAAGTTTGTTAGGCAGGCTGACTTAAAGAAAATTATTAATCACTTAAAAGATTCAGATGTCACTTTTAGAGCAAAAGGTACAAAGTAAATTAATCAAACAGCTAGAGCAAGAGGGCTACTATGTTATCAAACTATCGGTCACTAATAAGAACGGTATTCCTGACATCATAGCAATACCTAGAAATAGCGATGTAGCGTTCTACGAGGTCAAACAGAAGGGCAAAAAACCGTCCGACATTCAGGCGTATCGAATGAAAGAACTACACAATCACGGAATTAAATCATTTGTATATGACGGCACTCTATATAGCGGACTTGACTATTTTTCTGAAAGCCAGGAAGACGAAAAGAAAACAGACCTTTTTTGATGAAAAATACCCCGTCCTACTGATTGACGGGAAGACGTTGACGGACGAATGTCTGCAACGATATATAAATAGAAAAGTAAAAAACCCAAACGATTATAATATAAGTTATGAACTCAAAAATATTAAATTCAGCTCGAACATCTACACAAGAGCTAACTAGACTAAGACAAATAATACTTAATGGTACTGAAGAAGAATTACAAGCAGAGAGAGAACACATTGGTATTCTATACAAACAGTCCGACCGTGAGTACTTCTCAAAGATTGCTAATTATAGAGGCGAGTATGTTGTTGAGATGCGCAAACAATACGCAGAAATTTTAACAAAGAGCGGATTCAAACTACAAGAGATTGGAGACTTCTTTGGATTAAATCACGCAACAATAATTCATTATTTTTCTCACAAGAAGACGAGCAAGACGACTGAGCAATATATCAGACTTAATTTAGAGAGATTTATCGCTGATAAGATTTACCCGATGCACAAGAAAGGTGAAATTATTCTTGTTAATATCGCTAATTAATTCATATATTTGCGTATGGAAAATTTGGTAGCATATGTAAACTCCACAATGCAAGAGGTCAACGCTCATACAGACGAGCTGTATGAAGCATTGATGGACCAAAATAAAGACGAAGTAATTGAGATTGTAAAGAAATTACAAGCGACTCTTAGAGATGTCGTTCGGTCGATGAATGAGTAAAACTCCAGGTGTTATTTCCTGGAGTTTTTTATGTCTTTTATCAGATACTCTTTTGTTTCAGCTTTTGCTTTAATAAGTTCAGGTTGTATTTTTTCTTTTTCTGACTGAACTTCCATTAATTGTTCTTTATTTTTTTTGATAATCTGAGCGGCAGACATTCCTGCATTTATATCAGAAACTATGTAAAAAGCGTGTACATTTGAGCCAAAAACATCTCTTACTTTTTTAAAGTCATCTTGCTTTTGCTTAGTATT